AAAACAAGACTAAGCTTACATAACGTAAGCTGTGTCACGCATGACATTAATTGATCAAAGAGAGCAAGCAAAAAGAGAAGTCAGAAAGCAGCAGAACCGCTGTGATTTTATGAATTATCTCTATGATCGCTCTGGTCGTCATGATTTACCAAAAGGCCAACACCCCCATGCTGTTTTTACAGGGTTAGCAGAAGACTTTGCTTTGGAGTTAGGCAGGGAAATTATCGAAGATATGTCCAATAATTGGCACATTAAAAATGTAAGGGATGGGTTAAAGCTCAAAGACAACGCAAAAAAGATTGTTTTTAAGCAAGATGAAACTCAGAATTAGTCAGCCAAATCAACAAATCGAAGCAATGGTTGGTGCTAGGGAGTTCTTGCTTCGTTTAACTAATACAAAGGAAACACCAAGGATTCCTAGAGAAGTCAGAAGAGAGGCAAGAGCAATTATAAGACACTTCCCACCAGAACACGAGTTAAGACCCCTATTGATTAAACTTTTGGATAAATAAATTACCTACAATAGGGAATAAGTGCCTATCAATAAATATTCCAATGCTCTTTGCTGGAAGTAGATCAGAGGTTGGTCCATTGTTGGGAATCGGACCCGACCTTGGACAACCCGAAGTTATGCAAGAGCGAAATCAAATTTGTCTGCAATCAGATCCTCCTAAGTGCTTTGATGTTGGTAATCCTTTTGATACTTCTTTAGATACTGGTTCTCCATATCAAACACCAAGTCGCAAAGATTTAGAAGAAGAAATGAAACCTGGAGAAGGAGGACCACCGTCTGATTTTAATATTCAAGATTTTCTAGTTCCTGTTAAAAAAGCAGAAGTTCCTGAAACTTGGAACAAAGGAACTGAAATTGAAAAAGGAGGATATGAAAATGCTCCTCAATGGTTAAGAGATCAGCTTTGGAAACAAGATTTAAGAAAAAGACAAGAATTAGGTTTGGAACCGGTGGCTTCTTGATATGAATGACGTAGATAAAATTCTGGCCGCGCTGGATTCATTAATGCAATCCCAAGGTGCGGGTGAAGGAATTATGAGAGCGGCTCAGCTCGGAGATGTGACTGCAAGAAGTTTGGTGAGTAAAGCAGCTAGAGATATAGATAAATTGCAGGAAATGACTGGGCCAAAAATGTATCAAGCAGTTGAGCAGGCCGAGATCAAAGCACTGGCAGATCGAGCAGGTGTTAGCGAAGAAGAAATGCAGGGCAGAATTAATAGCGATGATGTAACTCCTAAAAAAGTTAATCAATTAAGTAAGGAAGAGTTCTATCAAAAATTTCCTAAACAGGCGTTATCTGACGAAGAACTATTCCTATCAAATATTCTTAAAGATCAAAAGGGCGTAGGAAAAACAGTTGATGAAGTATTTGATAATGCATTTGTATATGGAGTGAACAAATTAGGACTAAGTCAGGAAGAAGCAAAGACTTACGCCAGTGGAATCATTGGAAAAATTACTACTCCTGAACAACACACACCTGCTGGCCCAGATTTGCAGGCCAAGCTTAAGCAAGTAAAAGATACAACACCAACTCCTGTGTCTAAAAGGGGTATAAAAATGGCAGGAAAATATGTAAAATATATCGTGCCATTACTGGGTGGTACTAGTGGTTTGTATCTATTAGCAGATGCTTTAAGTGATAACGAAGCAGAGCGAATGCTAGCTCCAGTTGATGAAGAAGAGGCGGCAAAATTAGCTGCTGCTGAATTATTAGCACAAGCTGTTAGTTAACAATTATCGAAAAACAATTACGCAAATTAATTACACTTAGTGTGAAGGCTGAAATCTGTACATCCAGAAAAGAAGCCAAGAAATTATTAAAGAAAGAACTAAAAACACAAAAGAAAATCCATTCAAAAGAATTAATTAAATGAACTTTTTCAGCGATCCAGAGGCTTTCCAATTAGCCATATTGTTCCCGTTTTTGCCCCTAATTTGCGTGGCAATTGTCACATTTATTCTTGGTTACGACACCAGAAACGATGATGACGATGATGACGATCGAGGTACTCTTCAGCCTGCTTGGGGGTATACTTAACCCGAACATTCGTCAGGCTGTAACAAACAGTGCTCCCCCCATGCTCCCCCCGCCCTGTTTTGCAACTCAGTCACACCAATAGATATTCCTATAGCATGCCGTACTCATAACCCGAAGGTCGGAAGTTCAAATCTTCCCCCCGCCACCAATTATTAAGCCCAGTTACCGCTGGGGTTTTTTAGTGCTATAAAGGGATCTCAAGGAAATATTTTCTCAAGATGAATGGTAATTCGTGGGACATAGCCGTACTTTGTTGGCATAAATTCGCCCCATCGGGGGTCTTTTGGGACGAGCTCTCCCCACGATTCTCCCCACTTTTTATTAAATCGGGCTGTTTTTCGGGTTATGGGGAGAGCTAAATGGCAAGAAACAAACGGCTTGCTCTTGAAAAATACATAGCAATTCAAGAGTCATTTGATGATCGTTGGAGATTATTCGCTAGAACCGACAGAGATTATATTTATGTCAAAGAATTCGGTCATTCAGGTAACCGATATTCTCTAGCGCCTTTACTTAAATATAGTGACGAAGATTGTAGAAAAGCCTTAAAGATTGTCCAGGCTAAAGGACAAGACGATTGGGTGATAGATGTTAATCAGACAGGAAATTGGACTGAAGTTAAAAGATTCGTTGCGGATTATTTAAATCGAACAAATAAAGGATCTTCTAATACAAATACACTTGGACATCTCAATAATTTAATTCTTGTAGATCCAAAATTTAATTGGGAAGAGATTAAAAAATGGTTACATCGTGAGCACAAATATGGTGATAGTGGTTTTAGGAATAAACTCGATAGCTTGACTCAAATACGCAAGGCTTTCTTTCAACGGGATTCGGAAGATCCTTCTTGGCTCACTGCAAATAATATTAGAGATGAGAGAGGAATACATAATGCTAATAAGCCAAAAAAGAAAGGTGATCAACAGGAATCTGCAAAGGTAAGAGCAATTGTTTCTAAAGAAGATGCTGAAAAATATTTTGATACTTATATCCAAAAATACCCATTAGAGGTCTGGTGCTTAGCAATGATGCTTTGCTATGGATTAAGAAATCATGAATTGTGGTTTGTCCAACCGTTAAAGGATGATTTTATTCGAATACCTTGGGGTCTAACTAAATCAATTAAAGATCATGTGGTCTGGCCTCTTTATAAAAGTTGGATCAAACGATATGGATTGATGGAGAATCTCAAAGCAAACCAAAAAATTCTTCATGAAAAATGTTCTCCAGACGTGAGGGATATTCATAACCAAACGAAAAAAGCAAAGCTTGACTTTGAAGAAGATCGTGGAATAACAATGAACAATAAAAAACTTGGTGATTTTATTACTACTAGAACGATTGGTAGTCGAGGAAAGATGCCTGAATTAATTGGAGATGATCCAAGAAGAGGAAAAAGAAATGGTGGTGTAAAAGTTGATGCTCGGCCCTATGACCTAAGACATACATTTGCTGTAACCATGGCAACTGATCCTGCTTGGTCTCATATCAGCGAAGAACAAACAGCCAAAGCAATGGGGCATGGTTTGGAAGTTCACCGCAGGAATTATCAATTATGGATTGACGCAGAAAAAGAAACAGAACGCCTTATCAAGGAATTTAATCACCCGTATGCAGCGGAAGTATTTATACTCTAATTTGGGGTCTACACCATAGATGGTGTTAAAAATACTCATATTGTCACGAACTGACGCTATTCTGCTCTAAGCGTTACGAAAAGCAAATCAATGCGGCAAACAAAAGATGTTGTGGTAGATGAAATGTTCGACCACTTAGATGTGGCGAAATTCGAAGGAGAGACAAAGACTTATATACAAGCTTTACAAATGACAGGAATTAAAATTGATCTTCTTCCTCACGGTGAAATTGATCATGAAAAACGAACTGTTGAAGTTAAATTACAGGTTCCTTAAAGAGCACAATTCAAGGTTCCGCAGCAACCTCTCCAGTCTTCCTCTTCTAGTAACTGAATCCTCTCTTCATTAGGATTCGAATCAGTGATGAAATATGCAGCACTGTGCTTTCGGTCAACGACTTCTCCCAATGCCTGTTCGATTGGTTGTGTTATTCGTTGGCATACATGACCAGATGCTCCAAGGACTTCCTCTTTAACATTCCCATCTGGGGTGATGGTGATTTTAACTTCGTGGTTTGGCATCGTAAATAATTAATGAAAGAAATAATCCCTTCGTATAAATGAAGGTAATTGGTCAATTTTGGAGAGTGACACTTCCTCTCCGCACCAGAACGTGTCTTGAATTTCTTGAGCTGTCTTCATAAAGCTGTGATAGAGGAACAGCTTGAGAAAGAACTGCAATACAGGATTGGTTTGATTTCGGATTGTGGATTTAATTGCTTCTGCTTTTTTAATCAACGTCCAAAATTTAAATTCTTCATGCAGTTCCATCAGCATCTTTGAGGTTGATAACGTCTTCGGGATGTTCCATCGCATATTCCATGTATTGAATATCGCTAAGCATGTGCAGAGGGATTCCAGATTTTGAGAATTGCAGCTTCTTTTTGTTGACTTTCTTGTGATCCTCGAAGTTAGAGCTGGTCATGCGATTTTCTTCAACCTTCTAGTAAGCACTGAATTGGATTCACATAGCAATTGATCTACTTTCGTTGCTTTCCAAACTTTGATACTGTTCTCTTTGAGTGGATTCTTCCTCCTGAAATGAACTCCCTCAGTAAACAAAGGATATAGTTGCTCAAGAATCCTTCTGTTGATCTTCAAGTATTCGCAAAGCTCGTTTTTTGAAATCCACGGCTCTAAAGTTCTGACGACCATCGACCTAACGCTTAGTTCATCTAGTGTATGCTTTATCTTGCATAATGCAACTTTCTTAATATATAAGTATCTTGCAAACTGAAAATGGCCGAAGTCGAAGAAAAGAAGAAATTATCTGAAGAGGAAAAGAAAAAGGCAGAAGCTGCTAAAGCTAAGAAGAAAAAACAGGAAGAAGAAGACGAGCCTCTATGGCATGACCTTTTGGCAGCCACAATAAAATGCTTGGTCCTTGGGTGGTCGATAACCATGTTGACATTATCATACGTACGCCTACCTGAGAAGTTGACGTTTGGGACGACAATTATTCCAATCCCAGAGCAAGGAAATATAGATCCAACTTTTCCGGCCTCTTTGCTCGGCTCGATTTTAGCTGGATTTGGCATTCAAGCTGCTAACCAGAAGAAGAATAATAGTAGCAATGGCGGCGGTTTAACAGAAGAAAAGCTGTTGAAAATCCTTGCTATGCAAAATAGTAATGAGCAAGTTATTCGTGTCCAGACTCCTATCCACATCGTTGGTGGAGAACTCGTAAAATCAGAGAAGCCAACCAAAGATAGTTAATGTCTGATTCTGGTTTAAATCTTGATGCTTCTCAAGAGGTCAAGATCACAGTGATGCAGCTAAAAATAGAGCGTCTGGAGGAGAAGCAAGCAGATCTTCGAGAGAGATTAAAGGTAGTAGAGAAGTGGGTAATCGGAGCTGCTGCTGTAATCGCTGCGGGTACGACTTTGGTAGGGTTTGCTACGAATATTAGTAAGGCATACCTCTAAAAAATATTCGATAATTATTTTTCTCTAAAGTGTAGGGGAGAGTTAATTTTTAGGTGATGAAACGGTTCGCTGTTTTAATTGGGTTGTTGTCGCTATGTGCCCCTGCTTATTCAGAAGTTCATCATCGGATTCAATCTAGTGTACAGTTAACTGTGGATGGCGCATCGTCAATTGCAACACGAGTGCCGTCAACGATATCGGTAAGTGGAAGTAATATCGCAGTGGGATCAGGAGATAATGATACTTTCTCAGGATTAACTGTTGGCTCTGCAACTGCTGCTGCAACTGGGATTATGGGGAATTACGGAATACATACGGAGGGACAAAGCTTTAGTTTCTCAAATTCATACTTGCAAGGCGACCCTATAGCGACGTTAAACGCTGGTTCAACTGTTAGTACAACTACTGGGCAAGTACAATCCATTCCTTCCTATGGTCAGACTACAACTTTTGCTGGAGGTACTAAATCTACGTTGGCTGGAACTTTGACCAGCGTAGGTGGGGGTACAACCACGATCGTAAGTGGTGGAGCGGGTACTACGGCTATAGCGCAACACGTTCAGGAGCTAATAATACGCTAAGGTGAGACGTTTAGTTGGGTTAATATTTATATTGCTTGGCTGGGCAGATCCCAGTCATAGCGTGCCTGTGGTCCCAAATTATACATCTGGAAAATTAGATAGCACTACCACTCAACGCCAAGTGATATCGGAGGTGATCGTATCGGAAGACTATAATTCAGGATTTGTTTATAGTGTTTCTGGTACAGGGATAGAACCTAGTACTGGTCACATAAATCCTACAGGGACAACTACAATTAGTCATACGACGACTTCAGGTGGTACAACCACATGGACAGGGCTAGATTTGAATACTGCACCCAATTGGTCATTAACTACGCCAGGCGGAACCTTTACCATGACGCAAAGTTATCAAGGACCATCACTTCGAAATCGCACCACCATAACTCGCACACAAGAAATCGAGACAACGATTGTAAGTTCAAGTGTATTCAGTCAGTAGCCGCAGGGCTTCTCAGCATATTTTTATTACCAGCTAATAGTGCAGCAGATGTAGGTGGTATATCAGCCACTTCTAATCCTGTCGCTAACTCTAGTGGTTCAGCGACCGTGAACGCCTATCAAGTTTTGACTGGAAATTTTATTAACTCTACCTTTGGTCAAAACGGGGTTGTATGCCAAGCAGAAACAATGACATTATCTCCCTACGTGGGACTTAGCCATAACATTAAAAGACCTTGGGTGGAATCTTATCAAGAGCCGGTCTACGACATGAGGGATATTGATGGAGACGGTGCTCCAGATAATCCTGGCTCTATTTTGTTTCACAAGAATGTTCTAACTCAACAGCGTGATAATCACGGGGCAAATTATGGACTAACAATTCAATGGTCTAGGCCACTAGATTCAAAGCTACAATCACTGTGCAAAGAAGCAGCCAGTACAGAGATTGCTCTTCGTAAAGCAGAACTGAATTTAAAAGTACTGGACTACGAAATCTCAAGACTCAAGCACTGTGGAACCCTGAAGCAGAGTGGGATATTTCATTCTAAGACCTCTCAATATTTCCCTGTATGCTCGGATATCATGGTTACGAATTTTCCTTCTTCCGTACCAGATCATTCTCATAAGATCAACGTCACAAAAGTAGCAGCCACAAAGAAATTACAACAAAAGCAATCAGACAGCACAGGTAAAGCAGTACAAAAAAACGCATCTACTTCTTCAAAGCCCTCTGCTGTAATCGGCGTTCACGAACGGAAAGCACCTTGGGCTTCTTCCCCAGACGACTAAGCACACGTTTAACCAGACGTTTCGTAAGAGGTTTCACAGCTTTTAGAAGGGTATCCGATAGGGGCTTAATCAACACAGAACTGGTTACTGCTGTAGCTGCTATTGCTGCTGTTGTCAAAGCGACAGGCGGAGGGGGTAGATATGTAAAGGCAACGTCCTGCGGCTTCTCTGCTGTCCATGTTGTTTTACATGCCCCTAAAGCATCTCGGTAGTAGGACTCGACACGAGCTGTACCAAACTTACCTTTGCTTCCAATCGGCGGATCGTCAGGACGAGGGCATGGATCGGGTGCTCTAGGTGCTGGTAATTGTGGCACTCCAGATGGGTTAATGGCAGCATCAGAAATATTATTATTGGTTGATTTGCTCTCTGATTTAGATTGATCAAGAGGTGGCGGTAACATTACATTTTTAGCCACAGGTGGAGTACTGTCAGGGCTGTAATCCATCGGTGTAAAAGAAGGCTGTTGGCCTGGATCACAGAGCAATAAATTAGTATTCTCTGCATCGATAACCAGATTGTCGTTATTGGCCGTCTCTCTCGCCACGACGCAGCCTGGAACGTCCATAACAGGAAAACCTATCTGTCCTGTGATGATCTGCTGTGTGATCGGTGAAAAGACAGGAATACTATCTGGAATCGATATTGCCCAACGAGGTATTTCAGGAACATCAATATCTCTAATCTTGATCTCTCTTATCTGCGACACGACTAGAACTTAAGTGGTGTCACTCCTCCAGTAAAGTCAGGAATTTCAGGTATTGCTGGAATTGATTTACCGATTTGACTCTCGATGTTAGGAGCAAGTTTTTTGATTAATGCTTTCTTTATTTTCTCCTGAGCAGCGGGTGTCTGGACGTAGAAATAGGTACCAATAATTCCACCGATAATCGAGATATTAAAGGCGATACTAGTGATAGCAACGATCTTTAAAACCTTCATGCTATTTAGAGCGATACTTTTAATTGTAGGTGTTTTGAAATCTAAACTCGATTAGTAGACGTACAAAACAAGTTATCGTTGAGTTAACTGAATATTGTCATTGGTACCAGATCGTTGGGAGAGCTACCGCTTTGACTTGGTAGAGATCTCCAAAGGCGCTGCCTTGAAACGCTTTAGGCAGTCGATCAAAGATGAATGGGGTTGCTGTGCTTATTGCGGGAACCAGCAAGATGGTAAAGGGGTTAAAATTGATTTAACAATTGATCATTTAAAACCAAAAGCTTTCGGTGGTAGCAGCCTACGCACGAACCTCGTGCCAGCATGTCTACCTTGTAATTCAGCGAAGGGGTCACATCGTGATTGGTTGGTCTGGTATCAAGAGCAAAACTTTTATTGTTCTAAGAAAGCAGACAGAATTAAAAGATGGATTACACCTCTAAATAACGATCTGTTTGATCTATGGTGTTTATCAGGAGCGATTCATTATGAACCCAGAGCTAACGATGGAGCAGGCGTATCTGCTTCACAAGATCGCACTCGAGATCAGGAATTACTCGAGAGAAGATTTGATCGAGGCATTGTTAGATTGCTGGGAGGGACGGTTCAAACAGAAGCAAGTCTTTCTTATGGCTAGTAAGGATGCTGGTTTTGCTTTTAAATTTACAGAAGGTGTAGCTTGCCTGCCTACTAGAGAGGAAGAAAACGATGACAGCGATATAGCTCTTCTAGAAGAAGATGAAGAGACGTTGCAGGATATCGTTGATTCAGCAAATTTTGAACTCGATATGGATGCGATTGTCTTAGGAAATGACGAATAGTGGCAGTTCAAGCCTGTATCCTTTAGATTACGTTCTGCAAGACATAGTTTATGGAAATTCTCGTAGCCAGTGCCGCAGCAATTGTTGTTGGCTTAGCGACAGGTCAGTTTGTCACGATTGGTCTTAAAGGATCAGAACAAGATTCGGAGCTAGTTAGAAGGATAGAAAAAGTTGAGAAAGTTTTACCTGACTACATTTCTAGAACTGAAGTACAAGATGTAATCAATAAAGTTCCTCCTTTAGTTGCTCAACAGGTTCAGTCGGAATTAAACACAATGGCTGCTCAATTAACAGCACAGATTCCTGTTCAGCAGCCACCAGCGCCAGTTCAGATACCACCAATGCCACCAGCTTATGAAGAATTAAACAGGCAGAACGTAGCGAAAATGCAAGAATTAGAAGCACGTATTCAGGAAGCATCTTCACCGATACAACAGCCAGCTCAGACTCAAATGAGTCTTCCTCAGATGGAAGCATTACAGAAACAAATGAAGCCTAGAAGTAGAAAACCTCGTCAGTAATTATTATGATTTTCTTATCAAAACCATCCGTATTCTTTTTACCTGGAACGTGGGAATCTCAGGAACCCATAGCTAGCGATCCAACCAACTGGGTAGCAACAATTGGTATAACTGCCATTCTTTTATATTGGGCAATTTTTGTTCTACCTAAGAAAATGAAAAGAAGATAAATGAAAGATAAAGTAAGTATTAGCGAACAAATCAAGGCGGCATATATTAATTACCATTCTCCATGGACTGATGGGGAGGAGAAGGGATATTGGTGGAATAAAATTAAAGAGCTATCTAAGAAGAGAGCCGAGGATTTAAATCAGGTCTAACTTCTAAAGCTTTTTTCTCTATAAATATATTGAATTTTTGCCGAGTTGATTGCAATTGCTCTAATCGATTTTGCTGGTTAATAATCTCCTGACAATGTTGGCATTCGCATTTCGAATCAGTTGGTGACATGATCATTCCAAACCTAAATCAATGGG